GGGAGCAACTTGTTAACGCATCTTTAGTAGGAGCAGCAAGGGAACAGTTTGTTTGGGCTGATTTAGACGGTAGAAGATATGCTGCAATAGGCACAAACAAAGTTTTAATTATTTATTATGAAGGTGCTTTTTACGATATAACACCATTAGGTACAGCTATAACTGGTTGTACGTTCGATACTGTAAATACTTCAGCTACCGTTACTGTAAACAAAGCAGCACATACATTACAACCTGGAGATCTATTTACATTTACTTCAGTGACACCTCCAACAGGTGCTGGATACACTGCTGGTAATTTTGAAACAAATACTTTTCAAGTAGTCTCTGTTCCAAGCAGTGATGAATTTACAATCACAATGGCTAGTGCAGCAGGAACCACGGTTAACGGATCTGGATCTGCAACAGTCAATCCATACATAAGTGCAGGTGCTTTAGGATTTACTTACGGCTTTGGTTGGGGAACAGGATTATGGGGTGGAGGTCAACAAGTATTCGGAACTTTAAATGGTTTATTACAAGACGACACTGCAGGTACTGGAGGATCTGGAACTTCTATTACACTTGCATCAACAACTGGATTTCCAACGTCAGGAACAATTAAAGTAGGAACAGAATTTATTTCTTACACAGGTATATCTACAAATGATTTAACTGGTATTACGAGGGGTGTTGCGGGGACAAGATCTGCCCATGCGTCTGGATCTGGTGTTGAATATTACACAGCATGGGGACAAGCTTCTTTAGCTTCGACTTTGACAATTGATCCTGCATCTTGGTCTTTAGATAACTTTGGAGAAAAATTAATTGCTACCATTAAAAATGGTAAAACATTTGAATGGAATCCAATTAACTCAAATCCTAATGCATTAACTACTAGAGCAACTGTAGTAAGTGGGGCACCAACAGCATCTGTTATGTCCTTAGTTTCAGATAGAGATAGACATTTATTAATGTTGGGAACTGAAACTACAATTGGCAATACAGGAACACAAGATAAAATGTTTATAAGATTTTCTGATCAAGAAAATATAAGTGATTACACACCAACTTCAGTAAACACGGCAGGTACATTTAGAATAGATGCAGGTACGAAAATAGTAGGAGCTGTAAAAGGTAAAGATTATACCTTAGTTCTTACAGATAATTCTGCTTATGTTATCCAATTTGTAGGACCTCCATTTACTTTCTCAATAAGACAAGTAGGTTCTAATTGTGGAGCTATTGGACAACACTCTATAAAATATGTAAATGGTGCTGTTTATTGGATGGGAGAATCAGGTGGATTCTTTGTATACGATGGTACTGTTAAATCTTTACCATGCCAAGTTGAAGACTTTGTATTTACAAGTAAAGGAGATAACCTTGGAGTAAATTATCAAAATGGTGAATCAGTATATGTAGGACTTAATCATTTATATGAAGAACTAACTTGGTTTTATCCTAAAGCAGGTTCAGATTTTAATGATAGATGTGTTACATATAATTATCAAAGTGGAACTTGGACAACAGGTTCTTTATCAAGAACTACTTGGACAGATGCGAATTTATACGATGTTCCTTATGCAACTGAATTTAATTCAACAACAACACCAACTTTCCCTTTAATCCAAGGTGTAACAAATTTAAACGGTGGTACTATTTATTATGCTCACGAAGTTGGAACAGATCAGGTAGATACTGCAGGAAACAAAACAGCTATTGCAGCCTTTATTGAATCAGGGGACTTTAGTTTAGCCGTTGAAGGTGAAGCACAAATGTTTATGAGTATGAGAAGGTTTATTCCAGATTTTAAACTTATACAGGGTGATGCCCAAGTAACTATTTTACTTAGAGACTTTCCTAGTGATACAGAATCATCTTCTCCTTTAGGACCATTCACGGTCACCGGATCAACACAAAAAGTAGACACAAGAGCGAGATCTAGGTTTGCTAGTGTTAAAATAGCAAATACTTCTACAGATCAAAATTGGAGATATGGAACTTTTAGAGTAGATGTTCAACCAGATGGAATGAGATAATGGCCAGAGTAGATATTGTTATACCTGAACCTACCCCTTCTTATACTCAAGAAAACCAAAGACAAGTAGCACAGTCTTTACGAACGATGCAAGATAAGTTAAACACTTCTTATCAACAAGAATTAAAAAATGAACAAGATACTTTTAACTGGTTTATATCATGACAATTAGATACAAAAGTGAAACATTTAATTTAACAACTACAGATGCTACTCCTGTTTTGACGTGCCCTGCAGATGCAACTATACTTGTAAAAAATTTACAAGCAGTTCACGATACTGCAAGCAATGTTGATACACATGCTTTATTAACAAAGTCTGGAGGTTCAGCTGTAAAAATAGGTTATAAAGAACTTAATAAAGCTCAAGCAAATATGATCGAAGAAACTTTAGCAATGGAAGCAAGTGATGTCTTATCAATGCAAGCAGGTACAGCTAACGAAATAACAGGTGTTGTAAGTTACGCTCTCATAGACCGATCGCAAGAAAATGGCTAGAAAATTTAAAGATTTTGTAGAAAGAGATAAGCCTAGGAAGCGGCCTAGAAGACATTGTAAGAAACCTAATAAAAAAAAGAAGTTGCAACACAATAAAAAATACAATAGACAGGGACGTACACAATGATCTTATGCAAAAAAAAAGTAAACAACTTTTATTTTTAGTATCACAACCTAGATCAGGTAATACTTTGTTTGCAAGTATTATGAATCAAAACCCTCAAATAGCTGCAACACCCAACTCTATTACATTAGAGATAATGAAAGACTTAGATTTGTTAAAACAACTTGATGTGTTTTTAAATTATCCAGATTATAAATCATACGACAATGTGTTAGATTCTGTGTTTGATAATTATTATAAAGATTGGCCACAACGTATAATTATTGATCGTGGACCTGTGATGACTAAAACGAATTTAAAATTAATGCAAAAACATTTTAAACGTTCTTTTAAATGTATAGTTCTATTAAGAGATTTAATAGATGTGTTAGCTAGTTACATGAAATGGTATACGGAAAACCCCGATGCTTTTCCCAATAAATATAATTGTAAAAACGATGAAGAAAAATTAATGTTACTTATGGATAATGATGGTGCAATTGTTAAAGGGCTTGAGGCAATAAACAATTCATATAACTATAAACATATTTGTCACTATGTAAAATATGATGACATGGTTACAAATCCAGAACAAGAGTTTAAAAAAATATATAAGTTTTTAGATGAACCTTATTTTAAACATAGATTTAATAATTTAGACCAGTTAAGTGTAAATGGTTTATCTTACGATGATAAAGTAGTTGGCAGTAATATGCATAAATTATTTGATGGATCTGTAAGAAAAGTATATAATCCTTACATAAAAAAAATTCCAGAAAGTATAATACGGAAGTACAACATACAAGAAAGATTACAATGAACGATATACCAAAAATACCTGCGGTAGCAAAAGAAATTATTAAACACAAAAGAACAGGAAAAGTTTATGATAGCAAAGCTGATTTTGATGCTGATGTTGCTGATCCCAATACTGATACTACTGAAAATGATTTTAGACAAGACCTAGAAATTACTGTAACTAGAATAGGTAGCATGGGTGCAAAAACAAAAAAATAAGAAATGTTTAATCTTATAGAAAATTTTTATAGTGCAAATAACTTAGGTTTAATTGTAGCCAATTTTATTAATCTTCATTTCTCGCCAAATCACGAACCTAATGACCTTTACTATGGAGGAGATAGATTATTAGGAATGCCTACAAATGAGTCAAAAAGATTAACAGATGAAGGTCCTTTTAGTCCATACAGTATTTTTAAAAAAACTTGGGAAGAAAAAACAAATACTAAACCTTTGTTAATAACAACTTTTTTTAGAAAAACAAAATTAGAGGAGTTTAAAAAATCGCCATCTTGGAAACAATATAAACCACATAGAGATTCTTCAACTTGCGATGTAGCTGGTGTAATATATTTTAACTCAAATAGATTGCATGATGGAACTTTTATATTTGAAAAAACACAAGACTATGAACCTACTGTTATTATAGGATCAAGATATAATAGATGTGTTTGGTATAATTCACAAATACCTCATAGTCCATCAATGGAACAAACTGTAGATGAAAGATGGACACAACCATTTTTTATTATATACAAAGAAGAAACTCTTAAACTTCATGAAAATAAAACCTAAAGGCTTTTGTGAGAATAGTTTCTATAAATATATCTCATCACCCATCTATTTGTATTTACGAAAATAAAAAAGTTACACATTTTTATAATGAAGAAAGATTTACTCTTGAAAAAAATTATGTTCCTGACGAAAACACAAATGTTTATCAATCAATATTACAAAAAGTAAACTTTAAACCAGATTTTGTTTGTTATACTTCTTATGGTAGAAATTACTCTTACACTACTTGCAGTGATCAAAAAATAATTAACTCATTACAGAAACAATTAGATAATCCTCCATATTACTTTGATGAAAAAGAACATCATATTTATCATGCTGTTTCATCTTTTTATTTTAGTAATTTTAATGAAGCCGCAGCTATAATTGTTGACGGTGGTGGTGCATGTAAGTTTCATATTCCATATCAAGAAATAGAATCAATTTATTTAATAAATAATAAAAACGTTACACCTTTTTTTAAACATAGTACTTGTTATAGGGGCAATCAAGAAATATCAAAAGACGCATCTTCAATTAGTTTATTTAAATATGTTAATGGTTTTTTAAATAAATTTAGCAATGAAATTAAAGGTGGGTTATCATTTACAAAAGCATGTGGTGAAATTGGTTATGGAGAGAATGGAGACAATGCTGGGAAAGTTATGGGATTATCTTCATATGCTTATACTGATAAAAAATATGAATTAAATTATGATAATGTAAATATTGCAAAAAATGTACAAGAAAAAACTTATGAAGAAACTTGTGAATTAATAAATCAAGTAAAACATAAAAGTAAAAATATTGTATTATCTGGTGGTTATTTTTTAAATTGCTCTAATAATTTTAAATATGTTAAACAATACCCAGAATTAAATTTTTTTGTAGATCCAATACCTCATGATGCAGGTACATCAATTGGTGCTGCATTGTATTATGATAATTATAGAAACTAAAGAAAAAGCAGTAGATATACTATTAGAGCAAAAACCATTAGTCATTTTTCAAAATGAAAGCGAATGGGGACCTAGAGCTTTAGGAAATCGTTCTATTTTATTTGATCCTAGAAACTCTGAAGCTAAAAATATTGTTAACAAATTTAAAAAAAGAGAATGGTGGAGACCCCTTGCAGGAACAATATTATTGGAATACGCACATGATTATTTTGATTTGGGTACATTAAAAGAAAGTCCACACATGTCATTTGCAGTTTATGCAAAAGAAAAAGCGATTAAAGAAGTTCCCTCTATAGTGCATGTTGATAATACTTGTAGGATACAAACTTTAAAAAAAATTGATAATCAAAATTACTATAATTTAATAGAGATGTTTTTTAAAAAAACAAATGTTCCTATGCTATTAAACACATCTTTTAATTTAGCAGGTTTTCCTATTGTAGAAAATCAAGAATTTTTAGAATGGACAGTAAATAATTCTGAATTCAAACATGTTTACAAACCATAGCCTATGAAGTATAAGAACTCAATGGAACCCAGAGGCGCTACAGAAATACAACATGAATTATTAGAAAAATATGTTTCTAAAGATTTGTTAAATAAATTTCAAATTTGTACATCAATACCAGGTAAGGTCCCCCTTGATCCAAATAAAATAAATATACTTTGGCAAAAAAATTCTTGGGATCAACCTAACTTACAAAGTTTTTTTAGAAACAAAAATAGACATCATGAATATGATTGGTATGTTTTTAACTCACATTGGACTTTTGAAAAGTTTAGGTATTTTTTTCAAATACCAGAGGACAGATCAATAGTTATTAAAAATGGAGCAAGTCATTTTCCAAAAAGAAAGATATATAAAAAAGGAGATCCAATAAGAATCTTACATCATTGTACTCCTTGGAGAGGTTTAAATGTTTTGTTGCTAGCAATGCAATTAATAAAAAACCCAAATGTAACTTTAGATGTGTATAGTTCAAATGAAATTTACGGAAGTGAATTTGCTGAAAAAGCAAACCAAGATACAAAAGCATTATTTGAACAGGCAAATAAATTACCCAACGTAAATTATATTGGGTACAAGCCTCATGAGTATATTTTAGAACATATGTCTGATTATAATCTTTTTGTGTATCCATCTATTTTTGAAGAAACATTTTGTGCATCAGCATTAGAAGCTTTAGCTGCAGGAGTTCATGTAATAACAACTAACTTTGGAGCATTACCAGAAACTTGTGCAGAGTGGCCAGTATATGTATCTTACACTAAAAATTTAGAACTTTTAGCTAGTAGTATTGCAGGGGCAATTGATGTCTGTGCAGATTATCTTCATACAGATATAATACAAAACCATTTGGATGAACAACAAAAATACTATAAAAAATTTTATAGTTGGGAAAAAAAGGGTATAGAATGGACAAACTTTTTGAAAGGAGCCTTACGTGTCAAACAATAAATATATAAATGAAGATACATATCAAACCTTACAAGAGGTAAGTATAGAAACACAATCAGATTATGAAAAAGCTGTAGAGCCGTTGTGGAAAGAAAAACAAGACGAATTTAAAAATTTTGAAGTTTTTGTTGCAACACCTGTACACAGTGATGTTTCAATTCACTTTACACAAGCCCTAATAGAATTTCAAAAAGATTGTTTTAATAAAAAATTAAAAGTATCTTTTCATCTAGTTAAATCATCATTAGTTACACAAGGCAGAAATTTATCAGTT